ACAACCCGCCGTAGCTCGCACCTTTGTCACCACTGCAACGTCTGGCATGAGCAACATGTGGTCGTTTGAGTGTGTGAAGACCAAGAAGGTCAACGGGGTGCAGCTTGCTGACTGTTACGGACCGCTGAACGAATCACCCTTTGATGGTGGACATGTTAAAGCAGGCTCGACTGTTATTACTCAAGCGCCAGTAGGTGCAACATATCCTGTCGGTGGTAATTTACCTTAACGCCTAAAAGAGTTAAAATGCCAAATCAAGCGCTTTGGGATAAAACGCACTCAAAATCACATAATTTGTGGGTGTCGCCATGACCGCGAGCTTTGTTCTAACCTATGACAACTTAGTATCAACGATCGAGCAGTACCTTGAGCGTAATGACGATGCCGTTGTCTCACAAATCCCCGTTTTTATCACGCTGGCTGAGTTTGAAATTGCTCAGCAGATTAAGACGCTTGGTCAGATTGAGGTCGCGCAAGGCGTGATGTCGATCAACAACCCAATCATCCAAAAACCTGCTCGTTGGCGTAAGACCGTGTCAATGTCAGTTACCTCAGGTGGCGAAAAGACGCCAGTGTTCTTGCGCAAGTACGAGTACCTGACGAACTACAACGCCGAGAGTGCAAATGGATTGCCGCTGTATTACGGCGACTACGACTACGACAACTGGTTTGTATCGCCTGCTCCAGATCAAGCGTACACATTCGAGGTGCTTGTTTATCAGCGTCTTCAGCCGCTATCGTCCACGAACCAAACAAATTGGATTACGAATAACGCCCCCAATGCCATGCTCTTTGGTGCATTACTTCAGGCGGTGATCTACCTCAAAGATGATGCACGCCAGATATTTCAACAAAAGTACGACATGGCAATGCAGTCTCTCAAGGCTGAGGATGTTACTCGCGTTGGCGACCGCTCAGCTATTGCTGTGGACTCTTAGAGGTAACTATGACTAATGCATACATAAACCCAATTACGGGACAGACCATCAGCCCGTCGCAAGTGGGCTACGAAGCGCTGACAATTTCAACAGACACGGAGCTTGACTGGCCCATCAACGGCACGACAGGCACAGATGTTGTTGCTGCAATCATTCAAGTCACGGCTACCGTTGGTAGCTTAAAACTGTACATGCCCTCCGCGTTGCAAGTAAGCACAGGTCAAAGCGTATTAATTCAGAACATTGGCGCAACCACATTTACTGTTACCGACATATCTGGCAACACAATTGTTGCAATTGCTTCGGGTATCGCTCAGTACATCTTCTTAACTAATAACACAACAAACAACGGCACTTGGTCTAGCGTTACTTTTGGGGCTGGAACTTCCTCCGCCAATGCCGCGGCGCTTGCGGGATATGGTCTAACCGCAATTAGCACGACGCTGAATCAGCAATATGCTGAGAGCTCAATCTTCTCAAGTGTTACATTAACCACAGCCTACCGCGCTCAGTTCTTAGTCTGGTCAAGCGGCGTGGGTACGATCACATTACCCACAGCGTCTACAGTCGGTAACGGCTGGTTCATCATGGTGCGCAACGGCGGCACAGGCATCCTGACCCTTACCCCAAGCGGCACAGACACGATTGACGCAGCAGCTACGCAGCAACTTCAATTGACTGAGTCGCTTGTTATCGTCTCAAACGGTATTAATGGTTACTCCACATTTGCGTATGGGCGATCAAACACGTTTGCCTATACCCAACTAGCCAAGGTCGTCACGGGTGGAACCACGACCCTCACAGCGGTTGAGTACGCCAACGTCGTGCAGGGCTACTCGGGTGTTTTGCTTTCAAATCAAATTGTCGTACTGCCCTCAACCGTTCAGATTTACTACCTAAACAACCAGACGACGGGCTCGTTCTCGCTTACATTCAAGACCTCAGCCGTCAGCGCGGCTACGGTTACTGTCCCTCAGGGGCAGACATTGACTGTGGTCTGCGATGGTACAAACGTCTACAACTCGTCGAGCGCTTCTGGCGGTACAGTTACATCTCTTACGATTAACTCAGGCTCGGCTGCAGCACCCTCGTTAAACTTCACGGGCAACACGAACACGGGTATGTATCAGCCTGCAACAAACCAAGTCGGTTTTGCTTTGAACGGCGCAAATGCACTCACGCTTACCACATCCGGTTTGTTTGTACCCGCAGGTGTTTCGGGAGGCGCGTTTTGACCGCAAAAGTTATCTCGCTCAACATCAAGCCGGGCATCCAACGCGATGGCACGCAGTTTGATGCGCCCGTCTATGTAGACGGCAAGTGGGTGCGCTTTCAGCGTGGCAGACCTCGTAAGATAGCTGGTTACCGAGGAATTTTCCAAAACGCTTCAGGCATTAGCCGTGGCATGATCATGAGCTCAGAGGATGGTCTGAACTATGTCTACTCAGGCTGGAGTGGCGGTCTACAAGAGTGGGTCACCGATGACGATGACGGCGTTGGGTCAGGACCGACCAACATCCAATTCTCTGGGGCTATCTTAACAATATCTACTTTGGTGGGTGGTAGTGCATACACAAACGGTACTTATTCTGGGGTTTCACTAACTGGAGGGTCAGGCTCTGGTGCTATTGCAAATATTACGGTTGCTGGCGCTATCGTTACCGTGGTGACTTTGGTGTCTGGTGGTATTGGCTACCTGTCTGGTGATGTACTAAGCGCTCCTGCGGCAAGCATTGGCGGCACTGGTACTGGATTTTCCGTTACCGTTGCCACTGTCGCTTCAAGTTTTACTGCCAACGCAAATAATCTCTGGCAATTTGATATTGGTTTTGACTCTGGCGGCTCTGGCAATCAGACGCTTATTGCGCATCCGGGTCTTAATCTCGTGCACATAGACAACACGCTCAACACGCCAGTTTTGATTGGTAACTTCCCAACAGGCGCAATGAGTCAGGTCGGCGTCTTCACGGCTGCTGGCACGATGGCGATTGGTCCGCCAAGCGTGTTCACGATCGCCTCAGTCAACGCACTCATCGCAGTCGGTCAGACGGTGACAGGTACAGGTGTGCCCGCCAACACAACAGTGAGCATCGTGGCTGTGGGCGCGAGCACCACGACTGTGACGCTCTCAAACACGGTCTCTACGTCAGGCGCTCTGACGTTGACTTTTAACAACAACATCAGCGTGTCTGGTGGCTGCGTCATGCTGCACCCGTACCTCTTTGTGTACGGCAACAACGGTCTGATCAAGAACTGCTCAGCGGGCAACTTTCAAGACTGGGTCTCGGCTGACTCAAACGAGAACACTGTCTCTGCGGGCAAGATCGTCAAGGGTTTGCCCGTCAGGGGCGGCACGACTGCGCCATCAGGACTCTTCTGGTCGCTTGACTCGCTTATTCGCGTGAGCTACGCGCCTACAACTGTGGGCGCGAGCACGATCTACTGGCGTTACGACATCGTGACGAGTCAGAGCTCAATCCTGTCGTCATCGAGCGTGATTGAGTACGATGGTCTGTTCTTCTGGTGCGGCGTAGATCGCTTCTTGATGTACAACGGCGTTGTGAGCGAGGTCGCTAACAACACGAACATCAACTACTTCTTTGACAACGTCAACTACGCGCAACGTCAGAAAGTCTGGGCGACGAAGATACCGCGTTGGGGTGAAATCTGGTGGTTTTACCCCAAGGGTGATGCCACGGAGTGCACGGACGCAATCATCTATAACGTGCGCGACAAGATCTGGTACGACGCGGGTGAGGCTCTAGGCGCTCGTCGCGCTGCAGGCACGTTCTCTGAGGTGTTTCGTCGCCCAATCTGGGCAGGCAATGAAGAAAATGACTCAAATACTTACACGCTCTGGCAACACGAGACGGGCACGAACCTTGTAAACCTGAGCCAACAAAGCGCAATTCAAAGCTACTTTGAGACAGATAGTATTGGCTGGGTGAACGGTGGTCCCAATCAAAACGATGCCGTTGGCATGAACAATTACATTAGGCTTGAGCGCGTTGAGCCTGATTTTGTGCAGTCTGAAGACATGAACCTGTATGTCACAGGCAAGGGCTACGCATCGGATGTGGATCAGGTAAGCGATGCCTATGTTTTCTCGCCCACGACGCTTAAGATTGACATGCGTGAGCAGCGCCGCGAGATGCGCTTGCGCTTTGAGAGCAACATAGTGAATGGCAACTATGAGTGCGGTCTGAACCTGTTATCAGCAGATGTTGGTGATATGCGCAGCACAGGGAATCCTTAACATGGTCGTATACGATCCCCGCGGTCATAACTGGGAGTCATGGTGCTCGCTCATGAATGAGCTGTTTGCGCCTCAACAACTAGGCGTTGTCACTGAGGACAAGTGGCGAGAGTGGGGCGATGCAATGGCTGGCAACGGTTACTTCATGAGCTCAAACATTCCTGACAGTCGCACCTTTACAGACTGGCAAGAGTGGGCGGCATCGCTCGTTGGGATTATGAGCATACAGCCATGAGCGATAACGGATACGAAGATTACGAGTCAAGCCAAGGCACTTATTATGGCGGCGGTGACTCTGGTGAATACTTTGAACCCACTGTTCCTGCCCTTCCTGTGGCTACACCTGCAGCCGCTCCTGCTGCTCCAGATATCAATGCCCTATATCAAGATTTACTAGGTCGAGCGGCTGACCCTACAGGAATCGCTGCAAACGCAGGGGCATCGGCTGAAGAGATTCGCCAAAGCATCTTGTCGTCTCCAGAGTACGCCGCAAGGACTGGCGCAACTGACGATGTAACGGCTCTATACAGGGAGCTTCTTGGTCGTGATCCCGATCCAACTGGAATCGCTGCGAACGCTGGCGCTTCTGCTGAGGCTATCCGTCAAGGCATTTTGTCCTCTCCAGAATATGCATCATTAAATCAAGGTCAGGTATCTGCGCCTATCGCATTTACTCCGTACAACCTTGATCAGTACGGACAAACCACGGATCAAGAATTTGAATATTACAACGCAGCCAATTCTGCTAACCGACAGATGGAGCGAGGAAGACCCGATCTAGCGCAGCCTTATATTGAGCAAGCCAACGCGCTTAAAAAGCAACTAGATTCACCATATCGCATTGATACGATTACTACTGGCGGCGGTGGTGATTCAGGTGTGAGCGGTTCTGGAACATTTTTGGTTGATCGTTCTGGCAGCATCATATCCGCTGTTGCCCCGCAAGATAGTGGTGGATACAGTGTCAATCTGGAAGGTGCTGGAGACTCAAGTTCAATCTCTAGTAGCCCTGTATTTACATTGGATGACCTACTGAAGCAAGCGGAGTCCAAAAAGACTGCTATTTTTGGCGCAAATATGGGTCAAGCATCGGATAGACCCTACGAGCTTTTAAATGCCGATGGCGAGCCTTACAAACGATTTGACGCAAAGGGTAATTTAACTGAATTTGTAGACCGACTAACTGGCAATTGGGCGAAGGCAAGTGATGTAAAACCTATTGGAAGTGAATTTGATCCAATGGGAGGCGAATTCGTTACGCAGTATGAATACGACGGAAAAACATTTGCTCCAACGGAAGGCGGTGGTGGTCTTGCCAATGCTTCATTTATGGACCCGTACTTTAAAGATACCGGAGGGTTTTTAGGTGAGGGTGGGTGGACAAGGATTGCTGGGCTTGTTGCCGCTGGTCTGACGGCTGGTGTCGCGAGCGGTGCATTATTGCCAGCATCTATGGTAGCCGCCGTACCGGGTTCTGCGGCTGCAATCGGCACTGCCTTTGCAAAGGGCGCACTGACGAGCATAGCAGTATCTGGACTCCAAGGTGCAACACCTGCTGAGATGCTTAAGGCGGGTCTTTTAGGCGGTGTGTCTGCTGGCTTGGGTGACGTTGCTGGTGCAGCCGATCTTGGAAAATATGGAAATATTGCAGCTAAGGTGGGCATCCAGACGGGTCTGACAGCAATTGCAGGCGGTAATGTGCAGAACGCACTTATCTCTTCAATCATTAACAGTGCATTGCCTGCTGTCTTAAGTGAGACGCTTCCTGCAGAAACCTCCAACATTATTTCTAGCCTGCCCAAGCCGATTCAGTCAATCATCATGAGCACGGCAGGAAGCGTGATTGGTGCTGGCTTTAACGGTCAAGATATTTCTGATGCGGCAGTAAACGGCGTCACCAACGGCATGATTAGCCTTGGCAAAGATATCGCTAGTGGCGCATTCAAGGGCTTGTCAGAGTCTGAGTTAGCTACAACGATTACAGATTATTTGAAGCCGCAAACGACTGCAAGCGGCTTCCTTGGTGAATATGGGGATATGGCTCCAGCCCAAAATGAGCCTGATGTGGTCAACAGTATATTTCAGCAAGACGCAGAAGATACGATGATGCGTAATGCTCCGCCTTTAGTGCGTGCGGCAATTGATCAGAACACAAACCAAGACGATGTGTACGGCAGATTAGTAGCTGGTATGGAGAATCCATACACTGGGACACCATCAGCTCCTCTGGCAAGTGCAACAACGAGCGATGTGAATCCTGTTGGAGTAACCCCAAGGTATGGATCGGCTGTACCGCAAGTTAATGAGCAAGGTGAATTGATTCGTGCGTTTGAGCCTGTAGAGCCACAGTCACCATTGACTACATTTGGTCAAGCAACGGCTTCCGCAATTGACAATACTGTTGGTGCAATCTTACCAACGGTTGCACAGATGGCTTCATATCTTGGTCTTCGCACATTTGACCAAATTTCTGAACTAGCTTCATCCATGCTTGGTGAAGAATACCAAGCTGACCCAGAAAAAATGCGTGAGATATCGTATAAGGTTGCAGATGCAATCAGCAATCCTGTTGGCAGGGCATTTGGCGTGACTGATACGCCCGGATACACGGGTGAGGCAAGCGGTCAGGTGTTGCGATTTATCAGCGAGAATATCGATAAGGGCGCTGATTATTTGTCACAAAAGACTGGCTTGCCTGCAGGTGACATCCGGTTGATGACAGACGCTCTGCTGATGAGACCGGGTACTGCGCTATCAACTCTTGGTGAGGCAGGCACGGCAATAAAAGATGTTGGTCGTGGCTATGCTGATGCCGCCACAGGGATTGTGAGCGAAAGCCCAACTAGTGCTTATAACTTGGGTGCGACGGTTGCCGACCTGACACGAGCGCCTGATGGAAGTTTAATCAGGGGTGAGAGCACCACAAGACCAATTAACCTCGGCGAGATCATTGATGAAACGCCATCGTATGTAAGCCCTGAGAGGTTACCAGCACCCGCTCCTGCATTGGGATACAGCCCAACAGAAGCCATAACCTCCCCCAGAGATGTTGCAAGTTTTTTTGATGACGCATTTGCTGCGGCAGATCGAGTACCAACTTACGATGTTTCACCGCTATCTAGAACAGAACCAACGGCTCAGGCTGCTGCTCAACTAGCTCCTGAGGCACGGGGATCGTTACCTACAACACTTGCTGAGCCAATAAAGCCGATTAACCTCGGTTCATCCGTTGATTCTGGAAGCCTTGCAAGGATCAATGCTGATGGATTGGCGGTAGATCGTAATCTGAGCAATCTTGACAGCCCACAAGTTCAAGCACAAGCAAAGGCGTTTGTCCAAGATACTTACACGGCGGTTGCAAAAGAAGCTCCATCAGCGTTTACGACCAAGTTCTACGATGACTTGTACTTTAATGGGGCTGACTCTTCTGATGTAGCAACGGCTATCGCCAACACGGTTAATAACAAATCCGCTGACCCAGAGACGATCATCAAGCAAGTCGATGACGCTGTTGCACCGCTAGAGGAAGACCAGCAGTTAACGGCTAAGTTAGAGCTTATTAATAACGCTAATCAACTTGGGATCACACCTTACGAGGCGATTGAACTTGGGCTCTTAAACAACAATGGCACAAAGACTGATTTAGGCGAGAAGGTGATGCCTTCTGTCAAGCCTCAACCTCAGCCTCAACCTCAGCCCGAACCGATCCCTCCGCTTAAGCCTGTTAAGCCCATAAAGCCTGCATTCCCTCCACCAAGCATCAATCCGCCCCCTCCGAGTATTAATCCTCCTGCGATCATCAATCCACCACCGACTGAGCCGCCGATTGAGGAAACTCCGCCGATTAATGTTATTCCGCCGATTGAGGCTCCTCCATTGGTGGCGGATGCAATTGCTAAGGCATCAGCGCCTAAAGTGCCAATGCCTACGATTCCTCTTACCCCGTCTTACATGTTTGGGATTGGGGCTCAGGGGGCAGGTCCCGGTGCGCTACCCGGCAATCTAGAAGCTACATTCCTGCAAGGTGCTAATGTGAACGAATACAACCCATTCGAAAATTACAATGTCTATCAGCAGCTCCAGCCTGTGCGTGCCGCTCAAGGTGGAAGCCCCCTACAGCTTGCTCAGTTGCAACAAGGCGTCTACGGCATTGATCCTAGCCTCTACAGCGTCCTCCAGAAGCGTCCGACACCTAACTACTTCACTTATGGTGAAGACACCTCTGGCGGCAGTCCTACGAAGTTTGCGGGCAGTCAATTGCAAACCAAGCCGACCCCCGGAATCCCTGTGATCCCAACAGGTCAGGCTTCGTCATCAGACTGGCTGTACAAAGGATCGGGATCAAACCCACTTTCTATAGCAGGATCAGGAATATCCAACTTGCCGTCGGGAACAATGGCTGAGGGCGGTCAGGCGCACGGTGGAGAGGATGAGCATATCCCTGAGTTCATCACTGGCGCGACAGGGCATTATGTGAAGGGTCGTGGTGACGGACAGTCGGACGATATCCCTGCCATGCTTGCGGACTCTGAGTATGTTTTTGATGCAGATACGGTTGCATCGCTTGGAAATGGGTCAAGTGATGCGGGAGCTGCTTTTTTGGATAAATTTCGTGAGGCAATAAGATCGCATAAAAGATCAGCCCCCGCTGATAAAATACCACCTAAAGCATCGCCGTTACAATATATTAAAGAAGCAATGAAAAATCATGGGTCATAAATATTCTATAGGCAATGTCCCCCATATTGCACGCAAAACAAAATTTAAGTAAAGGAAATAATCATGGCTGACCCAACAACGCTTGATCCTACCGCAACTGCGCTTCCTGCATTGACTCCAGCGCCTGCTGCGGGGGCAACATTCACAGCGGCGACTGGTCCTAACCTGACTGCCGCGCCCAGTAACTATGTGACGCCTCCTCAGTTGGGTACGCCATCTACGCCATCAAGTGGGTCGTTCACTCAGGGCGCAGCCTTGCCAAACATCACGACTACGCAACAACAAGCCACGGCTGCTCCTGCGTGGTACATGGACTATCTGAACAACTTGGCAGGTACAAGCACTGCCGCTGGTCAGAACGCTCAGTACATTGGTGCGCAACCGCTTCAACAGCAAGCGTTTAGTCAAACCGCTGCGAATGTGGGCAACTATCAGCCAAACCTTGCGGCGGCGAATGCGCTCACGATGAACTCCGCAACGACTGCCGCCCCAAGCATGGCGGCTTCGTACATGAACCCATTCATCAGCGGAGTAGTTGATGAGGCTGGTCGCTTGGGGTTGCAGAACATCCGTAACACGATCTCTCCTCAGGCAACTGCGGGTGCTGTAGGCTCTGGTCAATTTGGATCAACCCGTGGCGCTAATGTGCTGGGTCAGAACATCACAAGCGCCTTGCAGAACTTGGGCGGTCAGCAACAGGGATTGCTTGCTGGTGGCTACCAGAACGCTATTACAGCCGCACAAGCTGATCTACAGCGTCAGATGGGCGGTGGGGCGCAGATGGGTGCTTTGGGTACGACAACCCAGAACCTCGGTATGGGTGATGTCAATGCGCTATCCACGATGGGTGGTCAGCAACAGCAGATGGCTCAGAATCAGCAACTGTTCCCGCTACAGGTGGCTGCACAGCAAGCCGCTCTGATGAAGGGGTTCACGATTCCGACTTCGGTGTCCTCGACCTACACAGGTCCGATCCCCAACGCATATCAGACATCGCCCCTCATGCAGCTTGGTTCGCTTGGTGCTGGTGTTGCTGG